GATCAGTAGTTGAACTAACACCATACACTGACAGGCTAGATTTGGACGGAGTATTGACACCTACTGAAAAATCATTTGTAACAAATTCAGATAATCCAACCTTCTTAAGACCAAAGCGCTCTGGGAAGTATGAAGGATCTAGATTTTTAAATAATGTTATAGTTCTTAGAGGAGACCTATCAAAGATAGATACAGATCCAGATACTGGAATTTTGGAAATAAATCCAACCTCACCTAGCCATTTAAGACTAACGGCAGCGACATTAGATTTTGACAAGTCATCTCCAAAAGATGAGTTCAGATTGGCATTTTCTGTAATAAACAAAGATGAAGACAGGGATAATATACAGCCCGAGAATGTAAAAATTGTTATAGAGTTTTCAGATAAAGATGTACTAGATGATAGTGAAAAAGAATATGCAAGGTTTGAAACAGTTCTTAATAAAGATGATGTTGACTTTGCAAATCAAAGATACTTTGTTTCTGTTACAAAATTTGAAGATCTATCTAGGAGTCCTGGTTTTACATGGAAGATAGCAAATTTGGTAAAAATTTATGTAACGATAGAGGAAAAAAATCCAAACACAAATATTGTTGCTATATCTGATCAATACTATGTTTGTCTTGACGCACTAAGACTAGAAAATACAACAAACCTTAATCCTATATATGGGCTAACAGGGTACTCAATTATAAAGACTGTAGACTCAAAACCTATTGTAAAAATTTCTAACAGTTCGAATCACATTGAATTTAGATTTGGTCTGGATGTTTTGTAGTGCTAGATCAGGGAATAAAAAAAGCGACAGTATCAGAAGAAGACTTACCTTCTTTTAATGCAAGCAACTTAGGATATTTTGTTAGGTATAGGATTATCTCTAGTGACAAAAATAGATATTCACACTGGTCTCCATACTATTTTTTGCTTAAAGGAATAGTTCCAAAAGTTCCTTGCTCTGTTAGTGTTACGGGCACTTCTCTAAAAGTTATTAATATGGTTTGGCAACACCCAAAAATTTCAGATGATGCTGAAGAAACTGAGATATCGATATTTAAAGAATATGACATATACATAAGGACAAATCTTACATTTGACCCACTAGATCTTGACGATCCTTTGAATGGTTTTATTAGTATTGGAAGTTCTTCATCAACTCAGTTTTCAACTCTAGCACCTTCTGGCATATCTTGGTTTCAGGTTGCAGTCCAAGTTCCTGTCTATCCAAAAGCCTATTCTTCAAATGCTGCAATTTTTACTTCAGCACAGACAAGCCTTTAGTGGTATAATTATAGTATGGCAAAAATACCCTTACCTGAGCGTGGTCAACCACTAGATGTTACATATATCTATGAAATGGCACAAGCAATAAATGATTTGTCTAAAGAAGTATCTCCAGCCACCTATGACTATGTGACTGTTCAAACAGCAGACAATGGCCCACAAAACAGAAAGATTACAGAAGTCAGAATGCTTGGGGCATTGGCCAAGGTTGCAAGCAGCAGATCCGTTCTTGCTGGGGATCAATTGCCATTCAGTGTTTCTTTTGCTGGAGAGTTTAGGTTTCCACCAATTGTTACTGCAACTGCAGTCAATGCTGGTCAAACCCCAGCAGGTGCGAATGTCACATTAATTTTAAATGATCCTTCAACATCTTCTGTTAATGGATTTGTTAAGTTTAACACTTCTGGTCTAGTGTCAGTCAATGTTAACTTAATGATTATGGGAATACCAAACTAATGCTTAAGTGTACAAAGTGCAAAGGAAGAATGTTTCTTGACAGACAGTACAGCACCATTGGTCACCTTGAAACATATTGCATGTCTTGTGGCAACAGAAATTTTTTTAATCCACCAACAAGTTCTGCGGAGGGTTTATGGCTATTAAAAAGGGAAGTATCGAGAGCGAAGGCTACAATGTCCTCCCTGTAATTCCAGGGAATCAAAAGGTGTGGTTTCTTAATGGAGACCTTGTAAGAGTTTACCATCTAAACAAGTCTAATGGAATAATGTCTGTTTACAATATCACAAAAGATCAGATTGAAAGTTGTTTAATTTCTGATTTTAAAAAGAATCGTGAAAGAGCATACACTGTTAGAGAGACTGCTGATTTAGTTAATCGTCACAAAAAATATATGCCATCATTAATGAAACGAGGAGTCATTCCGTTTCCAATGGGGTCTCAAAAGGGTGGTGCAAGAGGATTTCAGGTAAGATCATATTACTCAGAATCGCAAGTAAGAGAGATACGTGATATACTTGCTACATACCATATTGGTAGACCAAGAAAAGATAATTTAATAACAAACGATATCACCCCAAGTAAGCAAGAGTTGACACGAAGAATGGGCGATGGTATACTTACATATACAAGAACTGAAGATGGTCGATTCATTCCAATCTGGTCTGAATCTATTTAACGAAGGGTATGAAATGGAAAACGAAGACACAAAGGTATCTGTTACACTTGGATACACACTTAACCTTGGCAACTTTCAATCGCTAAGACTTGATCTTGGAATTGTTGACTCAAGACGTAATGGAGAAACCGCAGATCAGGCTTTTGAGCGTGTTTACAAGTTTGTTGAAGATAAGTTAACAGATAAGATTAACGAAGCAAAGGCAGAGATTAACGAATAATGGCTGAGCGCAAAGACCGAATGGCTTTGCTTTCAAGATACAGCAAGTATCATACCGCAAGGTACGAATCAAAGCCATCCCTTAATCTAAATGTAGAACAGTGGGCTTCAGATGCCCTTGTTGAATCATATGGTATTTCAGGATGTTACGATATACTTGAGTATTACTTTAAGGTTGCAGAGAATCCTTCTTGGAACTACTTTGCATACAATGCAGAAAAGATTTTACAGGCACAAAAAGATAAAAGCAGAGACGATAACGAGAGAGCAGAGCGTAGAAGAATGGCGAAGGAGTGGCTAAGTGAATAATACAGAGTCCAAACTAATTACTGCAGTTCTTCAAGACAAGCAGATCCATGTGCTACTACAAGCAAATGTAGACAATCTTCTTAGAACTCATGGGGATATCTGGAACTTTATCAGACTATACTTTGAAAACAATAAGTCTCTTCCTCCTGCAGAACTTGTTACAGAAAAGTTTAGAGACTTCTCTCCAATAGCAAATGTTGGAGCAACTAAGCATCACCTTGAAGAGTTGCAGGGTGAGTACTTAAACGATAGTTTAAAAGATATTTTGCGTTCAGCAGCAACTAATGTTCAAAACAATCAAGGCAATGTCGCATTAAATGATTTAATTACACAAACCTCAGAGTTAAAGAAAAACACTTCAGCAATCCGTGATATTGATGTAACAGACCTAGAGTCTGCAATTGCATACTTTGAAAACTTAAAGATCCAGCAAGCAGCAGGTCATGTTGGAATCAAAACAAATCTGCCAGGGTTTGACAACTATCTTCCATCTGGAATTATGCCAGGGCAGTTAGGAGTCTTTCTAGCATACCCAGGTATAGGAAAGTCATGGATGGCTTTGTACTTTGCTGTACAGGCCTGGAAGCAGGGTAAGACACCCCTTGTAATTTCTCTTGAGATGTCAGAGACAGAAGTTCGTAATCGTGTATTTACAATTATGGGTGAAGGCCTCTGGTCTCATCGCAAGTTAAGTAATGGAGATGTAGAGTTAGATACTCTTAAGGCTTGGCATGCAAAGCATCTGCAAGGAAAACCAGAGTTCCACATTATTTCAAATGATCAGGGTGGAGAAATCAATCCTTCTGTTCTTCGTGGAAAGATTGACCAGTACAAGCCAGACTTTGTAATCGTTGACTACCTTCAGTTGATGGCTCCTAATCAGAAGTCAGACAATGAAACGGTACGAATGAAGAACCTTTCAAGAGAACTTAAACTCATGGCTATTGGCGAAGAGGTTCCTATTATTGCTATCTCTTCTGCTACACCAGATGATGTTAATGATCTTAGTGGTGTTCCTACTTTGGGACAAACTGCTTGGTCAAGACAGATTGCATACGATGCTGACTGGGTTATTGCCTTGGGACGAGCATCAAACAGCGATATCATTGAGTGCGCCTTTAGAAAGAATCGTAATGGGTTTATGGGAGACTTTTTGGTTCAGGTTGATTTTGACAAGGGATACTACAGGTATAAAGATTATGAAGATAAGTAGGTATAATATGGTATGTCGAAAAGTACGGAGAATGCTCCACCTACCTTCTATCATCATAAGCCTATCAAAAAGTTTTATCTTGATGGGGTTATACACGATGAGTCGGCACTTGGTAGGCTTAAAGCAGAGTATGTCAGACTCCTTGAGTCAGAGATGCGACTTTCGGGGTATGTTCCAAGAATCGATATATTACCAGACTTTACATTAGACTATAACCACAAGAAAAAATATTTTGAATTTCAATTAACAGTACACGGAACATATACGGGGAGAAAACAAAGCGAATGGATAGCAGGAATAGACGGAAGCACAGCAATCTATACACAAAAGAGCAAATCAAAAGAGTTCTCACAGGAACAGGTGTAACGATTGAGTCTGAGGTTGACTCAGACTATATTATTTTCTGTCCATATCACAACAACAACAGAACCCCAGCAGGAGAAATAGATAAGAACAATGGAACTTTCTTTTGTTTTGCATGTCACCACGTAACTGGATTTATCGAATTTGTTATGCACATGTCAAACAGGACATACTTTGAGGCTGCAAGATTTATAAAGAGCAAAGAGACAGAGACAAGTATTGAAACAGACATTGACAAGGCTCTATATAAAAAGCCAGAGTTTATAATGTTTGATGAACTAGTTCTTAAACGATTGCACAACAATCTTATTTTATCTGATAGAGCAAAAGATTATTTTACTTATAGAAAAATAACAAAAGAGTCTGCCTCTAAATTTTCTTTAGGGTATTCAGATAAACAAGACATGGTAACTGTTCCAGTTCATAGTCCAGATGGTTTGCCAATTGGTTTTGTTGGAAGATCAATTGAGGGCAAGGAGTTTAAGAATACCCCAGGACTTCCAAAGTCTAAAACATTATTTAATTTGCATAGAGTAAAAAGTTCTGGAACAGTCTATGTTGTTGAGTCATCATTTGATGCTATCAGACTTGACCAAGTAGGGCTTCCTGCAATTGCTACCCTTGGATCAAATGTTTCTAACATACAAATAGATTTGCTTCAAAAGTACTTCAATGATATAATTGTTATTGCGGATAATGATGAAGCAGGTGGAAATATGAAAACTAAGATAGTTGAAAAACTTGGTTCTCGTGTATCCGTAATACAACTAAATAAGCAATATAAAGATATAGGCGACATGGACGATAAGTCAATTAAAGAACTGGACTTCCAGTTTGACAAATCAATACAGTCTATGCTAAACTAACATAACACAGAAAAGAGAAAACACATGGCAATACTAAGAGGAATCAAAGAAATGGGTCCAGTACTAGATGGACCAAAGGGCGGAGATGGCCCAAAGGTTAAGTGGCTAAAACTTGCAGACGGACAATCTGTAAAGATTAGATTCGTAGAAGAACTTGATGAGGACTCAGCAAACTATAGTCCTGATCGTGGTCTAGCAATCGTTGTATCAGAACACACAAACCCAAAGGACTACAAGCGCAAGGCTGTGGACACAATGGATACAGAAGGTCGTGACTGGGCAGAAGAGATGCATCGTAAGGATCCAAAGGCTGGCTGGAGAGCCCGTCTTCGTTTCTATTGCAACGTAGTTGTAGATGACGGCATTGAAGCACCTTATGTTGCAATCTGGTCAATGGGTATCAGCAAGCAATCATCATTCAACACAATTCGTGAGTATGCCCTTGAAACAGGGAGCATCTCAAATGTACAGTGGAAGTTAAAGCGTAATGGTCAGGGAACTGAAACAAATTACACACTGATTCCATCTGCACCAGATAAGGAACCATTCAACTGGGGAGACATTAAGCCTTACCCACTAGAGTCTGCACTACGCAAGGTTCCATACGCAGAACAAGAAGCGTTCTACTTGGGCTTTGACGGCCCATCTGCCACTTCAGCAACAAACGCTGATTGGTAATATGAACTACGTCGGCTTACATGTCCACACCCATTTTAGTTTATTTGATGGGATTGCTACTCCAGAAGAATACGTTGACCGTGCAGTTGAGTTAGGGATGCCAGCAATTGCCATCACTGAC